CGCAAGTACGGTAGAGCGTACTTCACCTTGGATTGGAACTATGGGCACTGCACTGGGTTTAACGGAGGAACAGTTAGATGACTTATTCGTTCTTGCAGATACTCTTTGATTACCTAATTCGCATAGGTGATGCGACTAGTCAACTGCTAAACGTCCTTGTATTTTTTGGAGATAACCCTAACGAGTCTATCTCTGGTCGTGCTTGGAGACTTCACAAAAGTTCTAAGTTTTGGAAATTAATGAAAATTTGCATTGACTATATTGCTAGCCCGTTAGAGTTAAGTCATTGTGAAGCATCACATAAAGCAGACGTTAGCCGCGCCGCTAGGTTGTTACGTAATCAAGGATAAGCATTATGTCTTCGCCAGTGACTCCTTACGAGCAGAGGCTCGATAGAATTGAAGCAAAACTAGACAAGCTAGGCGAAGCCTTAATTGAAATTAGTCGTGTTGAGGAAAAGCTCTTGGCGCAAACTGAGCGTATGGCTCGCTTTGAGTACCGATTAGATCAACAAGAGACTGATTTAGACTCGGTGGCAAAGTTAGTGCATCAAAACAAAAGCTCTTCAGCAACATTAGAAAGATTCTTTTGGATAATTATTACTGCTTTAGTGTCATCACTTTTGTACTTTACGAGGTAATCCTATGTGGGGAGCCGCAATAGCAGCAGTAGCCGAAGTAGTTAAAGAGTGGTTCACTAATAAACGTGAAGAGGCTAAGGCTAAGCACGAGCAGAAACTAGAGGTAATTAAGACTACAGCGTCATGGGAAGAACTCATGGCAAATGCTAGTGCAACTTCGTGGAAAGACGAGTGGTTTACGATACTGCTTTCGTCTCCGATTGTTGTACTTATTTGGGGTGTTGGTATGAACGATATGGACGTTATACAGCGCATAGGGTTTGCGTTTAGCGAGCTAGATAAGCTCCCTAGCTGGTATCAGTATTTATTGTATGTGGCTGTAACGGCTAGTTTTGGTATCCGTGGTGCAGATAAGATCATGGCGCTGAAGGGGAAAACTAATGTCTGAAATTGTAGGAGAAGAACTTGGCACTCCAGATGTAACAGATTTTATTCTTGATTTTGATCCTAGATATGAGTGGCTTGCTCTTATTCTTGACCAATATTTAACGTATATAGGCGGGCCAGAATATACAGGCATAACAGATGACAGAAAATATCTGCCAGAAGAAGTGCAAGAAATTAGAGAAATTCTTGCAGCTTTAGAAGCTGGCGATGAAATTGATATTGAGTCAATAAAAAATGATTATCCGCTGCTCGGCGATTACATTAGCCAAGAATATCCAGATTTAACAGGAAGCGGAACAACTGAAGAATCTGGAACAGCCGAAGAAACAACAAATGTTTTAACAAATCCAAACGCGGAACAACTTAGAAATATCTTAATTCAAGAGGGCTATTCGCCCGAAGATGCTCAAGAGTATGTGAGCAATGCGTTTTATGATTTAAGTGGTCAAGGCGCTGTAACTCTTGAGGGAATACTTAGCAGGGCTGGTTACTATGTAGAAGGCGGCATCTTACAGCCACCTAATGCTTACGGTGCAGACACAAACGGTGACGGCGTTATTGATACGGCAGTTGTATTAAGGGGCGGTCAAGAAGTTCCTGTTTACGGTGCTGCTGATGTTGAGGCGCAAATACAGGCAGAGCAAGATAAGTACAATCAAGTCATAGGTCAAGAAGGCTGGGACGAACTAGAGGACTGGGAAAAGAACAGGATCCTTGAAAGCGCTGGTTATACTCCAATACACGGTGACGGTACTACAGACAATCCAGAGCTAGATCGAGCTATTGCAGATATATACCAAGATATATTAGACAGAGACCCAGATCCAGAAGGTGATTCTTATTGGACTGACATTTGGGAGTCTGGCTCTGTCACTGACCAAGATGAAGACGGAGATGTCGATTATGATGATCTTCGCGTACTTATTGAGCAGGCTGCACAACCAGAACTAGAACAAAGAAATCAAGAAACTCAAGATTTAATTTCTGCTATTAAAGATAAGTTTCCAACTTGGAAAGACTTATGGTCAGAAGTTCAATCTCAGTTGCCTAGTAACCCACAAGAGTGGGGAGATGTAATTAGATCCGTCATTGAAGCTACAGGAATTGATCTTCCAGATAGTGACATATACGGAATACTAAACGGAGGCTACGGAGTTACGTGGAATCCCGGAGGTATTGCAGGGCTGCCCTCTGGTGTAGGCGCAATTATTCAGTCAGGATTAATATTTGTTCCTGGCATTCCAGTAGGATTGCCGCCTAGCTCTACAATTATTGGATCTATTGGCGATATTATAAACGCTGAAAATCCCATAGATGTTCTTATTCAAAGGGCGCAAGATGTTTTTGGGGATATAGTAAATAATCCCAGCGATCTTATTAATACAATTATTACAGATGAGTTAGAGCTTCCAGAAAATATCTGGGATATTCTTATTGGTGGGGCAGCAGTAACTCAAGAAGTTTTAGACTGGCTAAGTGAGAACGGGTATTCGTCAGAAAGCGAAGACACAACAGCTACGACTCTTGGTGGAGACGATGAAGAAGAAGGAGAAGCAGAGCCTTCGCAATTCTCTCCAGTAGATGAAGATATAATTCTTACAGACACAGGTGAGATAGAGGATATATTCAAAGATACTACCGCTGACGATACAGCAGATTACACTGTAACGCAGGATGATTCGTTATTTGGCGATAATACAATTAATGCGGATACAACTGTAGATTATAATGTTTATCAAGATGATCCGCTGTTTAATGCTTCTTCAACAAACACTGTAAATGCTACAGATACTTTTAATCCTCCAAATACGTCTGAACCTACAAGCACGCAAACTAATGTCGAGCAGTCTAATACTGCTGATACATCTACAAATTACAATGTAATACAAGATGATTCTTTATTTGGCACTGGAGTAAACACAGCTGATACAACTGTAAATTATAATGTTTACCAAGATGATCCTTTATTTGGCACTGGCGTAAGCACTGCTGATACAGCTATAAATTACACTGTAACGCAAGATGATCCTTTATTTGGATTTAACGACAGCGTAACAAACAACAATGATACAGCTGTAAACTACACTGTAACGCAAGACAATGAGCTTTTTCAAGAAAGTGAAAGCGGAACCTCTAACTTAGGAGGTGACACTCCTTATAATGATACAACCCAATATACAGCAGAAGAAGATCTCTATAATCCAACTCTTTCTACTAATGAGCCTTTTGCTGAACTTAGTAGCGGCGGCGGAGGGGCTGGCGGCGGAAGTATAGGCGGAAGCAGTGATCCTAGCAGATTTAGAAAAGGTCTTACATATCAGGTATTTGATCCGCAACCTATTATTGCGCCTAGTCAAATAGATTTTAGTCGAGGTCTTTTTGGCGGATCCTCATCTCAAATAAACAAAAAAGAACCTTCAGTTGTTGCAACATTATTTGGTGATTACTATGACTTATCTAGATTTAGTTAATAATGTTCTTCGCCGTATGCGAGAAGAAGAAGTTGCTACAGTTTCTTCTACCACATATAGCAAGATGGTCGGAGACTTTATTAACGATGCAAAGCGACTTGTAGAGACCTCTTGGTCATGGTCTGCGTTGCGAACAACTATTACTGTTACAACAGAGGATGATGTATTTGCATACGCCTTAACAGGGACGGAAACAGATTTTACCGCCGTTACTGCACTTAACGATACGTCTAATTCTTTTCTTGAATATCGGCCCTCTATATGGTTTGCGGACAAATACTTAACTCAAGAAGTATTAAAAGGAAGCCCAGCTTACTACACCTATAACGGAGTAGATGTAAATGGAGATACTCTTGTAGAGCTATACCCAAAACCAGATGGTGTATATACACTTCGCTTTGATGTTATATTAAGGAATAACGATTTATCTAACGATACCGATAAGTTATATATTCCGCATATGCCAGTAATGCATATGGCAATTGCATTGCTTGCAAGAGAAAGAGGGGAAACTGGAGGAACGTCAGCGCCAGAGTATTTTGCTATTGCTGATAAATATCTTAGTGATGCTATTGCGTTAGATGCAGCCAAGCATCCAGATGAAGTAACTTGGTATACAGTTTAAGAGGCAAGCATGGCCCAACCACTACAGACAATAAACTTAGTTGCTCCAGCATTTAAAGGAATTAACACTGAGGACTCTCCGTTAGCTCAGGACCCTTCTTTTGCTGAAGTTGCTGACAATGCTGTTATTGATAAGCGTGGTCGTATTGCTGCCCGTCAAGGATTTAATTTATCAACAATAAGCTCAAGTCCAATTGGGTCTGATCGCATACACCACATTCATCATTTCTATGATAGCCAAGCTAATGAGGTTGTATTCAGCGTAGGCAACAACAAGATATTTTCTGGCACAGATGCCTTAACTGATCGAACTCCAGCATCTTATACAATTACTTCTAACAACTGGAAGATAGTTAACTTTAACGATTACTGTTATTTCTTTCAAAGGGACTATGAGCCTTTAGTGTACAGCAACACCCTTAATGCAGTGACCAAAATGTCTGCCGTATCAGGCAGCTCTGTTACCTCTGCTCAGTATTGTCACGAAGCTATAGCAGCATTTGGCAGACTTTGGGTGGTAGGTACAGGCACAAACAATAGCACTATTTATTGGTCTGACTTGCTAATTGGTCACAACTTTAGCACTGGATCTAGCGGGTCTATAGATGTATCTAAGGCTTGGCCTGATGGATTTGATGAGATCAGAGCTATAGCTGCTCACAATAATCTGCTTATTATATTTGGTAATCACAGCATACTTGTTTATCAAAATGCAAATTCTCCAGCAAATATGTCATTAGTAGATACTGTTGCTGGCATAGGCGCTGTTTGCCGTAACTCAGTACAGCATATAGGTACTGACGTACTGTTTATGTCTCCCTCTGGCTTACGTAGTTTCGGCAGGACGATTCAAGAAAAGTCTATGCCTATAACGGATTTAAGTAGAAACATTAAGACAGAGCTAGTAGATGCCATTCAAGCAAGACAAGAACCTACAGTCTCAGTATTTAGCCCTGAGAACTACTTTTACCTTATAGGATTTCCAGATCAAGAAATTGTATATTGCTTTGATCTTAGAGCAAGGCTAGAGAATGGCTCATATAGGGCTACTAGATGGCCCTCTAGCACGTTTAAAGCTTTTGAAAGAAAGAAGGATGGCACTCTTCTTATTGGCACTGCAAACGGCATAGGCACATACTCAGGGTATACAGATAATAGCCAGTCATATCGCTTTAGATATTACAGTCCTGGATTAACATTTGGCGACCCATCAAAGTTAAAGATACTTAAAAAGGTTCGCCCAACATTTGTTGGTGGTAGTGGGCTGTCTGTATCTGTTTATTGGAGCTATGACTTTGAGGAGTCATATGCTAGCCGAGCATTATTGCTTGAAAGTGAAGGAACGTATTACTACGGAACTGACGAGTATGTAGGTTATTCAGCCCTTAACGGGTATGGAATATCTTCAACAGGAACCGGCACTGCCGTGGATCCAGTTATTGTTAATAAATATCTAGGCGAGTTTGCATCTGCTCCAACCACAGGATCAGGTGGTGGCGGAATACTAGATGGCGATAGCTACTTTAACACAGTTGATAATGCTACATATGTATCTATATCGTCTGTATGGACAGACTTAAATGATCTTACGGTTACATCTTTTAGTGAATACGCTGCTGGGGTAACAACAAGCAGAAGAGTATTCAATGGAACTGGTTCAGGAACGGTAGTAAGTATTGGTGTGGAGGCGGATATAAACAATGCCTCATTATCAATACAAGAAATTAATGTTTATGCTTTGATGGGCAAGACCCTTTAGGAATAAATTATGCCAGCAAATATCACAGACATACTTGGTGCAATACTTGGTGGAGGCGCAGCTTTAGGCGGCGGGTTTTTAACCAAAGAAGCATTAGATCGCCTTTCAAATATAGGCGAAGAATCTCAAAGACAAGCTGAAGCCGTTGCTAATCAAGCAATGAATCAAACGAGATTCCAGCCTTTTGGAATTACGTCTGCTACAGGTGGCGGATTTAGGGCTGATCGCACTGGAACAAGCATGTACTTGTCTCCGCAAGAGCAGGCTATTCAAAGTATGCTTATGGGTCAGGCTGGCTCTACGTTAAGCTCTGATCCATATGGTCAGGCAATGGGCAGAACTGCCGCAGAAAGCGCCTATGGACTTGGTCAGCAGTTTATGGGAATGGCTGGTCAAGACACAGCGGGTCGTGAAGCAGACATATACCAGCGTATTAGGGCCATGCAAAGCCCAGAAGAGCAACGTCAACAGATGGTTCTTGAAGAACGCCTAGCTAATCAAGGACGTTTAGGTGTTCAGACTAATATGTTTGGTGGCACGCCAGAACAGCTAGCATTATCTAAGGCTCAATCTGAAGCACAGAACCAAGCAGCGCTGATGGCTATGCAACAGGCACAACAACAGCAGGCTCAGCAGGCTCAGTTAGGTCAAGAATATACAGGGCTAGGATCTCAGTTAGCAGCTAGAGATTTAGCTTCTCTTGCAGGACAACAACAGTTAGGATTGGGTGCGCTAGGCGGGTCATATGCTCCACAGGCTCAAATGCTTAATGTAATGCAAGCATCTGAGCTTTACCCACAGCTTGCACAACGAGGTCAATTAATGGGCGCTCAAATGTACGGTGAAGGCATGATGACCGGCATCGAAGGCAGGCTAATATCAGAACAAACTCGTGCAGACTTGCTTGGCGATCTTGGTGCTGCGCTTCTTGGTGGCGGATTATTTGGCGGCGCATCAGGTGGTGGATTGCTAGAAAGCATTATTGGAATTTTTGAATAAAGGAATTTTAAAATGGCTAGATATTCACCTACTTTTCTAAACAGAATAGGCCAGACTCCTTCGTTTGGAAAGCGATTAACAGAGATTGCTGGTGGGCTTACGGCTTATCCAGGAATGATTGCCGAGCAGAACAAGATTAAAGGCATGGGTATGTTAGACCTTGCTAAATACAATCTTGAAAAAGCAAGAACTCCAGCAGAAAGAGCGCAAGCATTAAGCGTTCTTGAGCAGGCAAAACAGCAAACTGCTAATGCTGCTATTGATCCTCTTTTTACTGCTGCAATTCAATCTAAAGATCCGAATCAAATTAAAAGTTTTAGTCAGTCTGCTCAAAACGTAGCTTCATATCTTGGTCTTCCAACAGCAGAGATTGCTAAAAACTTTGAGGGCATGATGACTGGCAGACAGCAAAGCAATGCCCGAATTGCTGCTGATAGATTGATGTCTGCAATTAAGCAATCTGAAGATCCAAGGATTCAAGACTCTCTTAATAAGACATTGGTTGATACGTTAGCAAGAGCAGATCTTCCCGTTGCTGAAGCGTCAGTGTTTGCAAGCCAGGTAAGGGCTGCTAAAGAAGCAGATAGGCTGGCAGCGGCCAGAGCAAAAGATTTTTAC